ATGACTGTCAAGGACGCTGACGGTGGCGGCGTCGTGTTCCATTGCCACAACGGCGACGATGACGCGTGGAAGGGTCTGAAAGACGAGTGCCGCCAGCTCGGGCTACTACCCGAACGCGAGCGGCCTCACGGCGGCAAGTGGCAGCAAACCGGCTGTTATGAGTATGTCGATGCCAATGGCACTGTTGCCTATCGAACCGTGCGGATCGAGAAACCGGGCGAGCGCAAGCAATTCCGCGCGCAACGTCCCGACGGTCGTGGCGGCTGGATCAATGGCCTTGATAAGGCCGCGCCTCGCATCCTCTATCGCTTGCCCGATATTCTAAACGCCGATCCGCACGCTTTCGTCTATCTGACCGAGGGCGAACGAAAAGCCGACAAGCTCGCGCAATGGGGCTTCGTCGCGACCGCGATCGCGTTCGGAGCAAAAGGCTGGCGTGACGCATACGCACAGAGTCTCGCCGGCCGAACCGTCGTCATCCTCCCCGACAACGACGATGAGGGACGCGGCTTCGCGGATCGTGCAGCGAAGAGCATCGAGGCGGCACGCGGACGGCCCGTTATTCTTCCGCTGCCAGACTTGCCCCCAAAGGGCGATATCATCGATTGGCACGGCACGGCCGACGATTTGCGCGTGCTCACGGATGATGCGATTGACCGCCCCCAGGTAGTGCAGCCCGAACGCGCGCCGATGTTCGCGTTGATCGATCCTAGTTCTTGGCAGGGGCAGCCAGCCCCGCCTCGCGCGTGGACGTTGCACGAATGGATACCGGCACGGCAGGCGACCTATCTGACGGGAGCGGGCAGCGCCGGCAAATCCTTGATGGCGCAACAGCTCGCGACGTGCATCGCACTCGGCCGACCGTTCCTGGGCGTGGAGACACGGCAGGCCAACGCGATCTATCTGACGTGCGAGGATGATGCCGACGAGCTGCATCGCCGCCAGTCGGCAATCTGCGCGGCGATGAATGTCGAGCCGCGAGAGCTATCTGGAAAGCTGCATCTTGTGTCGCTGGCGGGCGCGATCGGCAACGAGCTGGCCGTGTTCGATGTCCAAGGCCGCATGGGAACTACCGAGGCGTGGGCCATGCTGCATGCGACCGTGATGCAGACGGGCGCGGGCTTCGTCGCGCTCGATAACGTCGCGCACCTATTCGCCGGCAACGAGAACATCCGCAATCAGGTGGCAGCGTTCTGTAGTTTGCTTAATCGCCTCGCGGCCGATGCTGACGCATCCGTGCTGTTTATCGGGCACCCGAACAAGGCGGGCGATAACTTCTCAGGCTCGACGGCTTGGGAAAATCAGGTGCGATCCCGCATTTTCCTAGACTGCCCCCGGGACGCCGATGGAGAGGCGCTGGACCCCGATGCACGGCAACTGTCGCGAGTGAAGGCCAATTACGCCCGCAACGGCGAGACACTGGCCTTCCGGTGGCATCAATGGGCGTTCGTACAGGAAGCCGACCTTGCCCCCGGCGTCCATGCGGAGATCGCAGCGGTAGCCCAAGAGAATGCCGTCAATGACGCTTTCCTACGCTGCCTGACGCGCTGCACGGAAACCCGCCGCGCTGTCTCTCATGTCAACGGCATCAACTACGCGCCGCGCATATTCTCGCAGATGATTGAGGCGAAAGCGACGGGGCAAGCCGCCTTCGAACGAGCAATGGAAAGGCTAATCCACAATGGCACGGTCTTACTCGATCAAGAGCTTTGGAAGGGCGAAAACCGCCACTGGAAGCGGGGCATGAAGCTCGCGCGCCAACCCGGTGAAAGTGCGCCAACCCCCGCGCTAACCCCCGCGCCAACCCCTGCGCCGACCCCGCGCCAACCCCAAGCGGCTCCTCTCGTTGAGCAGCGCGCCGACCCGCGCTGCGCTAACCCCCTTTATACTACGTATAAAGAGGCGGGCTGGTCGCCCGCCGCGCCTTCTGATTTAAGTGACACAATCTGGGGGGAAGGCGAGTGACCCCTGCTGCTCGCCTCACGGCCATCTCCAAGCGAGTCGGACGCTTGCGGCCCGACTGGAACAACCCCGAACGGTACTTCGAAGAACGCAGCGAGATTGAACGCGCGCTTCGCACGCTGGCCCATGATGTGAAGGAAGGTGGGCGGCATGGCTGATTGGCCCTACAACACCGCAAATTGGAAGCGCTTGCGTCTTGCCCACCTGTCGCTGTCCCCGTTCTGTGTCGGATGCGAGGCGCGCAACGTGCTGACCGTTGCCAACACCGTCGATCACATCACGGCCATCGCAGATGGAGGCCCGCCGTTCCCCGGCCATGACGGACTGGCGAGCTATTGCCCGCCATGCCACGGCGCGAAGACCGCCCGAGGAACGGAGGCCGGCCCGGTCCGGACGAGCAAGCCGCGCCGGGGCTGCAAGCCAGACGGAACGCCGCTCGATCCCACCCATCCGTGGCACGAAAAATCGCTCGCAGCTGACCAGACAAGACCGATGGTCTACCTTCATTCTCAATTAGTTAGGGATTTAACAGATGGGTAAGCGCGGCCCCGGCGCGGGACGATTGAGGGCCGCGTCAGTTGGCGCGCCGGTTCCCCAGGCGGTGTGGGATGACACCCTTTTCGCGGGGTTTCAGCCTCCGCGCGCCGCTGTCCTCAGTCATCCGTGGGAAAAGGAGGGCATGCCTCAAGTGGAGCAAGTGCTGGCGTTCCTGCGCGACCTTCCGATCGTCTCAGGCTTGCGGGCCGGTGAAAAGTTGGAGCTGATTGAGTTCCAAGAGCAATTCGTGCGCGGCACGTACGAACCCCTGCGGCCGGACGGCAACCGCATCGTGCGCCTCGCTGGTCTTTCAGTCGGGCGAGGCAACGGCAAGTCTGCGCTCCTCGCGGGCCTGTCGCTGGCGCACCTCCTCGGACCGATGCGCGAACCCTATGGCGAATGCTACGCAGCGGCACTCGATCGCGAGCAAGCCGGCGTGCTGTACAATATGACCCGTGCATACATCGAGGCGGTGCCGTGGATGGCGGCGCGGGTAAATATCCGCGACTGGCATAAGGAAATCACCGACGAGGAAACGCGTTCGATCTGGCGGGCGCTCACCTCGGATGCCCGTAAGGCTCACGGCCTCGCTCCATCGTTTTGGGTTGCCGACGAAGTTGCCCAGTGGCGGTCGCGCGAGCTGTGGGACAATCTGAAAACCGGCATGGCGAAACGCCGAAATGCGCTTGGCGTGACGATATCGACACAGGCCCGCGACGATTTTCATTTTTGGTCGCAGATCCTCGACGCGGAACCAGCACCAAGTTTCTACACGCAGTTGCATGCCGCGCCGGCTGACTGCCGTCTCGACGATCGTTCTGCATGGGCGGCCGCAAACCCGGCGCTGGGCGCGTTCCTCAACGAGGATGAGTTCGCGGACTCAGCCGCGATGGCTATGCGCTCACAGTCGTTTGAGCCAGCTTTTCGGCTGCTTAATCTAAACCAACGGATTGATGGCGAGGCGGCGTTCCTCAACCCTGTCGACTGGATGGCGAATGGCACTCCGTTCGATCCGGGCGAGCTCGAGGGACAGCGCTGTTTCGGCGGCCTCGACTTGTCCAGTACCCGTGATCTCACGGCATTGGCACTGTGGTTTCCCGACTCCGGAAAGCTGCTCGTGTGGCATTTCGTTCCGGAAGACACGATGCGCGAGCGGTCTGAACGGGACCGAGTCCCCTACGATCAGTGGGCGGCGGATGGCTGGATTGAAACTACGCCAGGTCGCGCAACCGACCGTCTCGCCATCGCCCTCCGGCTCGCGGATATCAGATCGATGTACGACGTGCAGGGGATCGCCTTCGATCGCTGGCGATTCGAGGATTTGCAGAAGCTGCTCAACGATGAAGGCATTGAGCTTCCGCTATCCGAGTTCGTTCCGGGGTTTCGTTCCTATGCAGCTGCGATCGACACCTTCGAACGGGCGGTGTTAGAAAAGCGAATGCAGCACAACGGCTCACCTATCCTTAAATGGCAGGCCGGCAACGTGGTGGTGAAGCCCGATCCGGCCGGCAACCGCAAACCGATGAAAGATAAGTCGTTCGATCGTATCGACGGCATAGTTGCGGCCATCATGGCATGCAGTTTAGCAGGGAAAGACGAAAGCCCGGAAATTTATAGAGGTGACGGTATTATGTGGATCTAGCCTCGGATCCGCTTTTGTTCGTAGTACGAATCTAGAGCCTCCATCACGATCGGGGCCACGAAGTCAGGAAACGTACCACCCTGAAAAGTCTTGTCGGATATTGACGCGCCATAGCGCTTAGTTGTTATTGTCGTTCCATCATGCTCAAACACGTACTTGGCGCCCATAACGGATTGCATACCCGATGGGTGACCCTCTAACCGAGAGAAGCAATGAAAAGTAACAATTCTTATCTTTATTGAATTACCTAGCCGGCCCGGCTCAATCTTAAAAGATTCAGCTTCTTCAATATTAACTTTAATGCCGTCAGCAGCGAATGCTTCCTTCGCCTGATTAAGAATAGGCACTACGTGCTCGTGAAGCACGCGCTCCGCGTTTTCAAGTCGATTTGCTTCCGCCTCCTCCTTTACCTTTCGAGCGTGATCTGCGGCGGCAACGATTCCATTCGATTTCTCACGCGCGATCCGAGCCAGTTCTTCAAAGTTTGCCATTTAAAACTCCGGCTAAAAGTTGACGGATAGCCTCCGGCCGCGAGGGCGAGGATGCTTGCCCCGCAATCCATATGTCCAGTGCGGCCAGCTGTTCAGGTTGGAGTCGAACCCCAACCATAACGCCGGGAGCCTCTGGGCGTTGCGTTTTCGTGTAAACTCGAATTGACCGGGCCATGCATTGGCGATAACACCAAAGCGAGCCGGACGGAAGCTACCAACGACCGCACCGGCTCTGACCCATCGCAGGAGGCTTAGTCCATGCAACAGGCTACTTACGCCCATAGCGGCGCATATACCGGCACGTCACCGGAAAATATTTCTAATATTCCCACACCCAGCCGTCGCTCGTTTATGGGCTTCACAGCAGCCGCGCTGACGATCGCGACCGTGAGTGTCCCGGCGATCGCTTGTGTTGCTCCCGAATGGTCGGCTGGCAGATGGCTCGATCGTTGGCACCGCTTGGGTTGTGGCGCACGATTGGACGGTCATTGCTTACTCCAACTCACTGTACGCGCCGGCCAAGAAAATTCGGCCGAACCAATGCTGGCGGAACTTGCCGACGGACGAATGCAGGAAATCAAACAACTACTTCTCAGCTTACATGAGGAAGATGCAGCGTTCCGCGCTGTCCAAGTGTGCCGGCAGATCGACACCGAGTGCATCATGTCCGATGAGGACGAGGTGGGCCACGAGGCGTGGCTAGCAAGGTCACATGCAGCCGAGCATCGCCTTGCGTGGATCCCGGCCCGTACCGGGAAGGGACTTGCCGCAAAGCTGCGCTACGCACTGGAAATGAATGGCACCGACCTAGGGGACAAGCTGGTCGAACAGGTACTGGGACAGCTCGAACGCTGGGCGTGAAACCACGAACTGATGGCTAACCTTAGACAGTTGACTATGGACAGGCGTCGAAGCATACAGCCTTCAACACCTGTCTAAGGAATGGAAATGACGGACCTCACGAAGCTGGAAAACTGGGACACCCCGTTGTTCCCACTCGTCGTTGTAGCGCAGGCAGCGCTGGTTGCTCCCGCCACACTTCGCCAATGGATTGTCCGCTACGGCGATGACCTCCGCCTTTGGGACGACGGCAAGACCTCGAACGACAAGGCAGAAGGCAACGGCCTCGCGCATCGTTTTTCGCTTCGTACCGCTCTGCATATTGCTGCTGCCGCGCGGCTGATCGCCAAGGGCGTGACCGTGAAAGACGCGTATACCGCTGCGATCAACTGGGTCCATATCGGCGCGTTCGATCGCCCCGCAGTTTGGGCGAACGAACCAGCGCCGGAACTGGTGAGGGAGCCGGCCGGGCTCTTTGCCGATCCCGCTTGGACATTTTTAATTCATTCGCATGGCGCGGAAGCGCGTGTCGTCAGTGTGAACCGGCAAGCCGGCACGCTGCCATTCGAGTTTTCCGACCTTTTCGCCACCGGATATCCGGTTCGCGCCGCCCCGACGATCGTGTTTCTTAACAACATCGATCATTATGTGCGCGGCGTCTGCCAAGGCTTCCTGCGCCCGGTCGACCATCCCGCTTGGGATGAAGCATCTGTTGAAAAGATGCTCGGCGAAGACGGCGAGTAAATGGATTCCGCCCCACGCATTGAGGCCTCCGCGATGAGGCCAAAAACGGGAAGTCGGATGCCTGGGGCGGACGCGTCCGCAAGCGCGCATGAAAAGGCACAATCCGACAACATCGCACGAACACCCATCGTCGTGAGACTGACGGCTCCCACCATCGTCGCGAGACAGACGGCAATCACCGCGCCGGGGCATAGCGCCCCGGCCAATTTGAGGACTGAATAATGTTCAAGCTGGCAGACCTTCTCGAAAAGCGGACGGCGATCGTCGCTCGCATGACGACCGCACACACCGCCGACGAAGGCGAAGCGTTCACCACGGCTGAAACCGAGCTGCGCGCACTGGACGGCCAGATCGCCCGCGCCCGCGCGCTCGACGCAGCCGACCGCGCCGACCCCGGCACGACGCTCAATCAGGAGCACACTCCCGAATTTCGGCGCTATAGCCTTGCCCGCCGCATCGCCGCTTCGCTGGATCCGCTGATCGACGCCGGCCGCGAACGGGAAATCGAACAGGAGCTCGCGCGGCGCTCGGGCCAGACCGCGCAGGGCATCCGCGTACCGCTCGAATATTTCGAGACGCGCGCCGTACAAGTGACGGCCAACAGCGCCGCGATCGTCCCCGACGACTTCCGCCCCGAACTGTTCACGTCGGCCCTCACGGCCTCCACCGTCATGCAGACGATGGGCGCAACCGTGCTGACCGGCCTTTCCGGCAACGTTATCATCCCGCGCGAGACGGGAAGCCCGAACGTCGGCTGGGTGAACGAGAACGAAGCGCTGCCGACCGGCAACGCCACGTTCGATAGCCTTAGCCTTGAACCACACCACGTCGGAGCAATCGCCGAAATCAGCCGCCAGCTCATCATGCAGGCGAACCCGGCTGCGGACGCGATCCTGCGAGCAATGCTGTCGCGCAACCTTGCTCTCGAGATCGACCGCGCCGCCATCACAGGCAAGGGCATCGGAGCCGAGCCGCGCGGCATCCTCTACGATCCGGATATCGACGCAGTGCCGTTTTCGACCGACCTGTTCACGACGACCGCCAACATGATTGCAGCGGCCGACCTCGCGAACATCGGCACGACGCGCAGCTTCCTCGGGACCAACGGGGTGAAGGCCGACGCGTCAAAGCTGCGGGATGCCAACGAGCGGGCGATCCCTCTGACCGAGACGTTCCACAACGAGCTGGCGCGCTTCTCCAATCAGGTACCGAACGTGCTTGGTGCGACGAACGACGAGCACGGCCTCGTCTATGGCGACTGGGCCGACTTCCTGATCGGCATCTGGTCGCAGCTCGATATTCTCGTAAACCCGTATGCCGAGACGGCTTACAGCAAGGGGAACATCTTGATCCGCGCTATGGCGACGGTGGACTTCGGCGTTCGCCGTCCCGCCAGCTTCGTCAAGGCCAGCGGCATCAAGGTCGCCTGACGATGACGGGCGGCACCCTCGAACGCCGGCAGGCAACCGAGCTGCGGACCAATGGTCGCCGGCTTGAGGGCTATGCCGCCACGTTCAACTCCGAGGCACGGATCGGCTCGTTTATCGAGACGATCCTGCCAGGTGCATTCCGGTCGGCGTTGGCCGGCGACGTGCTGGCGCTACTCGATCACGACACCGGCAAGGTGCTGGGGCGCACGCGCTCCGGCACCTTGCGGCTGTCGGAGGATACGCGCGGCTTGGCGTTCTCCCTCGACCTTCCTGACACCGCTGCCGGCCGTGATGCGCTCGCGCTGGCGGAACGGAACGACCTTGGCGGCATGTCCTTCGGGTTCCTCGTACCCAAAGGCGGCGAAAGCTGGGTGGGAGAACGCCGCACGCTTCAAACGATCGGGCTCAAGGAAATCAGCATCATTTCGGCATGGCCGGCATATCCTGACACGTCGCTGGCGCTCCGCGCGCGTGACGCTGGACAGGACGGCCGGCGTCGTCGTCTCATTCTCGCGGAGCTTGGCGCATGGGCGTGATGGATCGTATCGCCGGCTGGGCCGGCTTCGAAAAGCGGAACGATGCAACGGACCCGTCATGGGCAGCTATCGCCCCAGGTATCGGATGGCCGGGGGCTATGTCGGCACACGCTGCCGAAAGCCTCTCGGCAGTGTTCGCATGTTCGACCGTCATCGCCAGCTCGCTCGCGAGCATTCCGGCTCTCGTATATCGCCGCGAAGGCGACAATCGGCTTGAGGCCATGACGCACCCGCTACGCCGCATCACGCGCGTAGGAGTCAACGAACAGATGGGATGGCCCGACTTCCTCGAACATCTGGTCGTCTCGATGCTGTTGACCGGCAACGGACTAGCCGAAATCGTTCGCTCCGATCGCGGGCAGCTCACTGGCTTCCGCTTCATACCTTGGGGCATGGTGACGGTCCAATACCCGTCCAGCGGTCGGCTCGCCTATGACGTGACGGACGGCCGGGGCGGCACTCGCCGGCTTCTACAGAACGAAGTCCTGCACCTTCGCGATAGGACCGACGATGGGCTCATCGGCCGCTCGCGTCTGAGCCGCGCTGCGGAGACCGTGGCGGGCGTTGCCACCGCCAACCTGTTCGCGCGATCGTTCCTTGACCGTGGAGCCGCCCCAAGCGGCGCTATTGAGGTTCCCGGAGCCATGACGGAACCCCAGCGCACCGCACTCCGCAAACAGATGCAGGACCGCCACAGCGGCGCCGCGAACGCAGGCAGCACGCTCGTCCTCGATGGCGGCATGAAGTGGTCGAAGATGTCGCTAAGCCCCGAAGACGCCGAGCTGCTCGAAACGCGTAAGTTCGGCGTCGAGGAAATTTGCCGGCTATTCCAGGTGCCGCCCCCATTGGTGCAGGACTACAGCCACAACACCTTCACCAACAGCGAGACGGCGGGCCGGTGGTTCGCCATGTTCACCTTGTCGCCGATGGCGCGGAAGATCGAGGCGGAATTCGCTCGCAGCGTTTTCCCAAGCGACGGCGGTTTCGAACTTGAACTGGATCTTTCCGGCTTCCTTCGCGGCGATCCGCAAACCCGTTGGGCGAACCACAAGATCGCGATCGATGCCGGCGTGCTCGACAAAGATGAAGTGCGCCAGATCGAAGGCTGGAACCCCCGCCCCGCCGCAAGGGAGGTAATCAGCAATGACGCCTGATATCGTCAGCCTCGAAGAGGCCAAATTGTTTGTCCGTGTCGACCATGACCACGAGGACTCGCTGTTTGAGGTTATTATACAGGCGGCGACTGACGCCGTTCTGGAATATGCGGACGACTGGAAGCCGCGCGATGACTGGCTTCCGGGTGACGAGGTGCCCGCCCGTATACGGCTGGCGATCCTATGCCAGATCGCAACCGCGTATGATGAGCGCCAGGACGGTGCCGACACTCCCGAGGCCGCGTTGCGCCTCATCAGACCGCTGCGCCGGCTTTCCGTCTGATGGCGACAAAAGCCCTCATACGCGAAGCCGACCTGCGCCGCTGGGCGCGGGTCGCTCGTGAGGAAGGCGTGGCGATCCACGGTCGAATAGACACGTTGGGCGTGGTGACGATCCACATGAGCCCTGCAACGCCTGTGCCTCATGACGAAAACGACGATTTGCGCGCCCGTCTGGACGCGTTTGGAGCTATGTAAGATGGCGAAGAAGTATCCATTCGTCGGCAAGGGCTTCGAAGATCGGCACGGCAAAATGCGGTATCGCTTTCGCCGAAAGGGGTATCCCGATCGCTATCTGAAAGAGCCGTATGGAACGAAGGCGTTCGAGCGCGAGTATGCCGCGTGCCTCGAAGCAGAGCCTGCACCTGTCGGGGCAGGACGGATCGCGCCCGGCAGCGTGTCCGACGTGGTCGCACGGTACTATGCGGACAACGCCTTTCAGGATCTGCGTCCCAGTACCCAGGTGGTCTACCGCGGCGTCCTAGAGCGCTTCCGGATAAAATTCGGCAACGATCCAATTCGCAAGTTCGATGCCGAGCTGATCTCGCGCCTTATGACCGCTATGCGCGCAAAGCCGCATGCTGCCGCACGTCTGCGCAAGCTCCTAGCTCAACTGTTCGTGATCGCCCGCCGCGCTAAGATCGTGCCACATGGCTTTGACCCGGTGCGCGACACGAAACCCCCCAAAGCGACCGGCGGAGGCTATCATAGATGGACCGAGGACGAGCTTGCTGCCTTTGAGGCAAAGCACCCCCTCGGCACCAAGCCCCGCCTCGCCTTCGCGCTTCTGCTGTACGCTGCGCAGCGTAGCGGAGACGTGCGCTACATGACTTCCGAGACGATCGCAGGCGGCCGCATCCGCCTCGACCAGAGCAAGACGAGCAATGCCGTCGACGTGCCGATCGTCGAGCCGCTGAAACAGGCTCTAAAGGCCGGCCCGATCGGCGCGTCCACGCTGATCGAAACGAAGGACGGCGACCCGTTCACGCCCAAGGGCTTTTATGGCCTGATGAAGAAGGCGTGTGTTGCAGCAGGCATCCCGCATTGCTCGCCTCACGGCCTGCGCAAATCCGCCGCGCGGCGATGCCGTGAAGCCGGATGCAGCGACGAGGAAGGCATGGCGATCACCGGCCACAAGAGCGTTCGCGAGTACCATCGATATGCTGGCGACGACGCGCGCGGCGACCGTGCTGACGCTGCAATGACGAAGGTAATGGCTAACCAAAACTCAAGGTTAGCCGACAAAGAAAGCCAAGCTCTTGAGATCGCAGCATAA